GTTTTGATTCATGAGTTGGCACACATGTCAGTACCGGAATATGATCATACTGATAAATTTTGGAAACATTTTGATAAACTTAAAAAGATTGCGATAGATTCGGGAGTTTATACACCCACAGGGACTCGCACCTATTGCGGGGATACTGTGAAGGACTAGAGACAAAGTGGGACACGTAGTGTCCCTAGTTTAGATCGAGGGGATCTAAAGTCCTTCGGACTTTGTCTTACTGTCCATCCACCAAGTACTTCTTTGCCAGGTAAAACACGATGGCTGCGATGAGTGCAGTCACAGCCAGACCGGTCAGAGACACCTCACCGGATGGACCGTGAAATTTAGGAACCATATCTCCAAGCTTGCCCTGAACTGGCTTGGAGAATGCGACGACCGCGGCAACGCCAGCCAGTAGCGCCTGGTACTGATCATCCTGGAGACCGAATGGGTTCTTGCTACGGGACTTGGGTGCATCATCACCACCCGAAGCCTTCCCGTTCTGAGGGGGCGCCTGAACATAGGGGGACCCCATCATCTCATCCTGCATCATCTGTCCTGGACCTGGCATAATATCGTCAATAGGTGTTGCGAAAGATGCCATTTGAGATTCAACAATATCTTTTTCAGGCGCATTTAAAGGCATTCTCAAAAGACCTGTTGGAGGTCCCGCCTTGTTTTCACCTTCTTTAGAGTTGCGAGAAAGTCCAGATGGGAGACTCGTCTGCTGACGCTCCAAAGCTGCACGAGCTAATTCTTCATTTAAATTGATTTCCTGTGAAGGAATTGCTGACATTATACTGTCTACACTCGGATCATATGTCATGACTCCAGCCATTATTGAATTTTAAATGGAAATTAAGTGGAGCATGCTACCGCGACTTTTTCACTACGACTGTTTCACCCCGTCGTTTCGGTGCACTCGTAGATCCCTGTGGTCCACTCGCAGCATGTGGACTGTAGAAGCGCTGGTGATACTGCCAGAAGGATGCTCCACCCACCCTGAAGTTTTTGCGAACAGGCGACTTGTACCAAAATACACAGTCTGAAATCTTATTACTCTTGGATGTATTATCAAGAACCATACACTCGTAGTTTTCAGTGCAAGAATCCATAACCTGACAAAACTGATCAAATGTCGGGAAAACTCCGAAAAAAGCTTTGTAAAGGTTTTCACGGTTCTGCCTGACGTTATCACGGAGAGCAAACACATAGTCCACGTTGGTGCGAACGTACGGAAGCATGTCCATGCAGTACTGGGTCGTCAGCATGAAGAAGATGTTCCAGTGGCGACCGTTCATGAAAAGCCGGCGCATGCAGTCGTCTCTCATGAAGGCTTTATCGTACATGCAATCGTCCATCAACAGAAATACGGAAGGGGCTTTGTCCTTGCCCAGACTCTTGACGAGCCTGTGCTGTCTCTCGAGTAGCTTTTCAACAGCATCCTTTCTGTATTCGCCATAAACGAACAGATCAGGAATAAATTGTTTATAGTGTCCATTTCCATCTTCAGTTCCTGACATGGCAATTCCCGCTGGTATATGTTTTTTGTGCCAGAGAATGTCTGTAACAAGAGTCGATTTACCCGTCCCACGTTTCCCTATAAAAACACAAACCTTATCATCACCTATTTTTGATGGGTCAAATCGCCTGAGTTGCAACTGACTCATCCTCTAATTTGTGTGATCAAAATTCAGAGTGAGCTGAGACGCGGGTGCGTGCGCGGAAACTAATGTTTTCCTTTATTAGAGATGTCCGCTGGCTATATCCAGCTGGCTGCAATTGGGCAACAGGACGCATATCTCACGGGTTCGCCTCAAGTGACGTATTTTTCAGGGGTTTATAAGCGTCATACCCCCTTTGTACTTGAAGCCTATGATATTTCATTTCAAAATCAGCAAGTTGTCTATGGTCAAAATAACATTTGTAGGATCCCTCCTAAAGGAGATCTTATACGAGCGCTCACACTCAAAGTTGAATTACCGACACTCTTTGACCCTGGTAATTTTTGGGCGTGGGACATAATTGCATCGATAAATAATGACCCTCACATACTCATCAATGGAACCTACTTTAGTCTTCCATATCAGGGAATCACATACTATTCAACATTCAATCAGACTTCGTGGATTTCTTCGACTCTTGCAAGTTTTGTGAGTTATTCAAACGCCCTCAATCAATTTATTTTTTCAAATTGCGCGACGCTCGAGGTGGATCAGGGGGGAGTATTTTGGGGACTCGACCCCAAGGTGGGTACCGTTTCTCCTACAAACTCTTCAAATTTAGTTTATACAGTAGGAACTGGAACTTCATTAACAAATGCGTTTGCGAATAGTATCTCAACATCAAATCTGGCTGCAAACTACATTTCAAACGTAGTTTCAACTCGTCAATCTGATTTTACCCTTCAACAGGCGGGTTGGATTCAAAGTACAGGGTTACCCCTCGTGAATACAAGAACCAGTATTTTTTTGAATCTTCCCGTGAGTTATTCTATACCAGGAGCTACTCAGAGTTTTATAAATTTTGCCAATTGGGCAAATCAGGACACGGTCTCAACCTACTCCGTAACATTTAATGGTCGACTCAAGTTTACAAATGCGGGATTTTATATGGTCCGCGCAGCATTTTCATTGGGTACAGGTTCAGTTCTCAATATTTCTTATGGTTCCGATCCAAATGAAAGTATCTACCCAAACGGAATTCCAATCGTGCCTCAATTTGCTTACTCCTGTGATTTCCGTGTTTCGCCAGACCCTTCTATGCCTCTTTTGATGCCCTTCGTCGTAGCAAGCACATCAAATACGTACTATTTTTACGCAAATACAACGTCTATTGTAACTCAATTTACACCTGGAACTTACTTGACAGTCACCCCTGTCGATGATTTGTACATGTTTAATACAAATACACCAGTTTCAAGTAATATAGTTCCATTTTTTGGAAATATAGTTACGCCTCAAAACACAACGGTAACACTTGGTTCTGATCACTCGATGATATTTAGTTCACCTGGAACATGGATGCTTTCTGGTGTTATTTATCTTGCACAATCTCCTCAAAATTATGTAGCAAATGTTTCAGTATGGAACGTGACTTCGCAAATCCCAGATTACGCTTACACAACCTTGAGTCTGCAGGGGCGTGATCCTACCATAGCGTTCAGCATGCCCATAGTGGTAACAAGTACGACCCTAAAGTATTTCACAAATATTTATTCTACATCGTCTATAACAATTTTGAACACATCCTATTACACAGTGACTCAAATAGGGGCTCAAACATATACGGGGTACGAGACTGTGCTTTCCAACAACGGCATCTTACTTCAGCCTTCGGCTCAAGTTCAATCCATAGGGTCTAATACCCCCCTGAATTTTACAACAAATTACAGTCTTCCAGCGGGAACAAACTCCGCAATTATATCAGTTAATCCAACGACCGGAAATCTTCAGTTTTCGAACATTGCCACGTACATGTTAACAGCTGTACTTTCGTCATCTGATAACGTCAAAAGTATCACGTTTGGTACCACCACTTACAATTTTAGCATTGGCGGTCTTTTTCCTCAAATTACAGTCACCGTGCCTCATCGTGTGACTCAGACTGCTACGGATGTTCCCATCACTATAACAACTGATCAAGTGGGTTCAACCACAAATATTTTTTCGAATACTTACATTTCAGTTTATCCCGTCGCTTCAAACGTGATTCCCACGGTCAGTTATAATTATTACGACTCGGTCGGGACATGGCTCATAGATCGCGCAGATTTAGTCATTGGTGGACAGACGGTTCAGACGCTCACAGGAGAATTTATTGAAATTTACAATGATCTGTATGTACCTTACGAAAATCAACCTGGACTCAAGCTGCTTACTGGAAAATATGATACAACAAGTCAGATTTACCCCCCGGGAAGAACCTATTTCACAAACCTTCCGTTCTATTTTTATCAAAATCCCGGTCTTTATTTGCCACTCGTTTCATTGGGTAGACAAGACGTCGAGGTTCACATTACATTCAGAAATCTTCAAGAATTGACA